AAAGACGCCAAGCGTAGAAAGTCTTTCTGCGCTCGGTCCGCTGGACAGATGAAAAAGTTTCCAAAGGCAGCGAAGAATCCTAATTCACGGCTGCGCCAAGCTCGTAGAAGGTGGAAATGTTAATGAAGGCCGAGGACGTTTTGAAGCTTTTGGAAAAGCACGAAGAAGAGTGCACTCGACGTTATGCCGATATTCAGAAACAACTGGATAAACTGGACATGCGGCTATGGGGCATTGCTGCCTTGATCGTAGCCGCTGCCATTGCTCAAAAGGTGATCTGATGGGAAGTGTAGTGAATCTTGGATCTGGTGCTTGCCCCGTTCGTAGAGCAGGGAAAAGTACAGTCGTCCGCATGAAAAAAGGCGGAAAGGTAAAAAGTGGTGGTAAGATTTGTCCGGAAGGAAAGGCGTGGGCTAAAAGGACGTTTGATACATACCCGTCAGCCTATGCAAATCTTGCCGCATCCAAATACTGTAAAGACCCTAACTACGCTAAAAAGTCAAAAGGTGGAAAGCGAAAGGGCCGGTAGTCACTATGAAACCTCGCGACAGAGCACGGGTGAAAAAGGTAGCGGGCAAGTTGAGAAAAGCATCAAGAGCTCATGCTCAGCAGGCGCGAACATTATCGAAACTGGCAAAGAACTCAAAATCTAAGAGGTCTTAATGGGACAGTTAAAACAATGGCTCAAACAGGATTGGGTGAGGATTGGCAGTGATGGCTCTATCAAAGGTCCTTGTGGCACTTCAAAAGATAAGAAAAACCCTGATCGTTGTCTTCCAAGAGCTAAAGCTAATAGTCTCTCAAAATCTGAACGAGCTAAAACGGCTCGTAAAAAGAAAAAAGCCGGAGCCAAAGGCAAGACCGTTGTCGCAAACACCAAGCGAGCGAAAGTCACCAACCTCAAAAACGGCGGTGCGGTCGGCTATGAAACGAAAGCCAAAAGGCCGTTCAGGGGCAAAAAAGTAGCCGGGACAGCGGTCGCCCGGGGCTGTGGAGTAGTAATGCCCGACCGCAGGAAAAGAACTAAGGGTTCAGTAAGTCAAGCGTAGGAGCGTGAAATGGCAAAAGAATTTATGACGATGGACGAGTATGCTGCCTCTCTTGTTGGCGGGGGTATGAAGTCCAAAGGTATGGCTAAAGGCGGCAAAGTTCGCGGAATGGCTAATGGCGGTAAAGTCGGCATGAAGAAGAAAGGTTATGCCAAGGGTGGCAAAGTCGCCAAAATGGCCAACGGCGGCGTAATGAAGAAGAAGGGCATGGCCAAAGGTGGCAAGGTCCGCATGATGGCTAACGGCGGCAAGGTCGGCATGAAGAAGAAGGGCATGGCCAAAGGCGGCAAGGTCGCCAAAATGGCTAATGGCGGCATGATGAAGAAGAAGGGTTATGCCAAGGGCGGCAAGGTAAAGTAACTTGCCATATCTTCAAAGCAACATTCCGCACTTCAAATGTTGGGTGCGGAGAGAGTACACCTGTAATCATTTGAATTACCACGGTGAGTTTATTCACGCTATGGCCATTGCGGTGACGACTATGCCTAGTCGTTGCTTGAGTTTTCAAATGATATTCACTGGCTGTGAAGCTGACGGAACCGATCAACCTAATGTTCACGGGGGCGCGATGTGGGCAAGAATGCCCATAACCGCCCTTGTTGGAGACACCGCCCTTGAAGAATGGCCGGAACCTATGCCCGTCCATTTAGCTCAACCTTGGGACTGCATGTCCCATACACACGCAGTTTATCGTTTAGACAGGGCTCATCCATGCCCATGGATTGCTAAAATAGGGCCTGAGTTCTACCCGGCTAAATACTATTTTACCGTGGACTATACCGAAAGCGAAATCGCAGATGACCCTGCTCAGCACAAACAAAGCCATGTTTTAGAGCTTTTGGATGCGGGCCCGTACACGGGCAACATAGTTGCTCTGCCTAATAATCGTGTGCGAGTGACACATCCTGCGTGGTTTGAAACCGGTGACGGTCCGCCAGACTTCCTACCCTCTCAACACATACACTATTCAAAATCGGATTTAGACTATACCATGGATGTAAATCAGATTTTTGATAATCTGTATGCGGAGAAAGAGTAATGACAACTTCGGGCAGCACTGACTTTGAGTTAGACGTATCTGACTACATTGAAGAGGCTTTTGAGCGGTGTGGACTTGAGGTTCGCACTGGTTATGATCTCAAAACAGCGCGTCGATCTTTGAACCTAATGCTGGCAGAGTGGGCCAACCGTGGGTTGAACCAATGGACCATCGTGGAGCGCACACAAACTGTTACGGATGGCACCTCCGCATATTCGCTGGGAACAGATGTAATTGACATTTTGTCTGCTGTAGTTCGTCGTAGCGGCACCGATTTTTCTTTAGAACGCATAAGTCGGGACGCTTATCAGAACATTCCCACTAAAACCACAGAGGGGCGACCGGCGCAGTTCTTTTTGGATCGTCAAATCACGCCTTCTTTGAAGTTGTGGCCCACGCCTGAAAACAGCACAGATGTAATTCACTACAACGCTCTAACTCGCATAGAAGATGCGGATTCAGCTACTAATACTTTGGAAGTCCCCTTCCGGTTCTACCCTTGTTTAGCTGCTGGTCTGGCATACTACATAGCCATGAAACGAGCTCCAGAGCGTCTTCAGCTTTTGAAAGCGGTATACGAAGAAGAGTTCCAAAGAGCGATGACAGAAGATCGGGACAGGGCGTCGTTCAATGTTGTTCCCAACTATCAATATTTTAGAGTGAACTGATGTCGAAGTTTGCTACGGGAAAGAATGCTTACGCTGTATCAGACCGGTCCGGTCTTCGATACCGGTACAGAGACATGCGTCGAGAGTGGAACGGTCTTCTTGTAGGTAAAGACGAGTTTGAACCCAAACATGAACAGTTAGGCCCTTTTCGTTCTAGAACAGATCCACAGGCGTTGGCGGATGCTAGACCGGACAGAACAGAGCCTGCGCTAGAACGAATTTTACTGAAAGACCCGTTTACATCTGGATCCTCGGGAAGTGCGGTTATCACGGTGAGAGAGGTCAGTCATGGCAGGACTTCTGGAAACACTGTTCGTTTTAGAAAGGTAAACGGTTTTGACGGCTTCACTAGCAGTGTTCTTGAAAATAGCTCGGGATATTCGATCACGGTTACAGACAGTGATACCTATACTTTCACGGCCTCGTCCGGCACCGCCACCACGGGTGGTCAACGCGGGGGTGGTGAAAATGCGACTGCCGGACCGGTGACTTTGGAGAGTTAAATGGCGTTTACCTTTGCACAGCTAAAGACTGCGATACAAGAATATACAGAAAACACGGAGACTACCTTCGTGTCGAATGTAGATGACTTTATTCGTGCGGCAGAAGATCGAATCTTCTATCTCGTAGATCTAGAGTATTTTCGCAAAAACGCCACAAGTGCAGTTTCGCAGAATGATCCTTTCTTATCATTACCGACAGACTTTTTAGCTTCTTTCTCATTGTCCATAACAAACAGTAGTTCCAAAGAGTTTCTGTTGCAGAAGGATGTTAACTTCATTCAAGAGTTTAACCCGAACTCTGCTACCACCGGTACGCCAAGATATTATGCAAGATTTGATGTTGATAACATGATTTTGGCACCCACCCCTGACAGCAATTACGTTTGTGAGTTTCATTATTTCTATCGTCCAGCTTCGCTTACCGCAGGAGCAGACAGCGGCACGACTTGGTTAAGCACCAACGCTCCAAATGCCTTGCTTTACGGCTCATTATACGAGGCGTATATTTACATGAAGGGTGAGCCAGACATGCTTCAGTTGTATGACAAGCAGTTCACCGAGGCACTTTCGAGACTGAAAGATCTGGCAGAGGCGAGAGAGAACGCTGACGCTTATCGCAGGGGCTTGCCAGAACGGCCTCGCACATAAGGAGTAGGAGATGGCTACATCCAACGCAGCAACTAACTATTTAGAGCGGAGAATATTGGATTTTATATTCAAGAACAACTCGCTGAGTTTCTCCTCGCCGGGTGACAGCATCTATGTCGGTCTGGCAACTGCGGTATCTGCGGCAGAAACAGGCTCTGTTACAGAGGCTGACTTCACCAACTATGCAAGGGTGCAGGTGACGGCGTCAAACTGGACCACGATTGGCTCTGATTCGACGGACACGCAGACAGCTACAAACGCAGCCAACATCGACTTTCCGGCGGCAGGAACCACTACTGCCGACACGATCACTCATGTGTTTATTGCGGACGCCTCGTCCAGTGGCAACATTTTGTTTGTTGGCGCACTTGATGCCAGCAGAACGATTGACGACGGCGACATCTTCCGCATCAACGCAGGGAACCTCACTATTGAGTTGAAGTAACATGGCACTGGTACTCAAGGATCGCGTCAAAGAGACGACTACCACCACCGGCACTGGCACTTATACATTGGCCGGTGCCGTTACTGGTTTTGAAGCATTTTCGTCAGTTGGCGATGGCAACACGACGTACTACGCCTGCACAGACGGAACTGACTTTGAGGTTGGTGTTGGCACCTACACATCGTCTGGCACGACGTTAGCTCGTACAACGATTCTTCAGTCCAGCAACAGTGACAGCGCAGTAAGTTGGAGTTCTGGCACCAAGACCATTTTCTGTTCTCAACCCGCAGAGAAGGCGGTGTTTGTTGATGAGAACAACGATGTCATTCTTGTTAGCAGCGATTCGGGAAGTGGTTTCGACCCTATTCTAAGGTTTGACCGTCGCAGCACTAGCCCCGCTGATTTTGATAATCTTGGGGCTATCGAATTTGTAGGCCGCAATGACGCGGATGAAACGATATTCTACGGCACTATCTCTGGCATGGCGGATGACATGACAGACGGCACGGAAGATGGTCGAGTTAGAATTGCTACAGTGGTAAACGGCTCTCAGGTATCACACACTGACTTTACTGCTGGAGCTTTAGAGCTTCGTAACGAACAAGTAATACGTTTTCATTTGCAAAACGGTAGTTTCAACATAGAACTACTAGGCGGAACACCGACGGCGAATAGGTCTATTACCCTCCCTGATGCTACTGGCACGGTGCTCCTGACTGACGGTAGTGGCGCAAGTCTTACCGCACTGAACGCTTCACAGTTAAGCAGCGGCACAGTTCCTAACGCCAGACTTGACGCACAACTACAAGACGTAGCTGGCCTCGCTGTCACGAATGGTGGTTTCATAGTTGGTGATGGCTCGAACTTTGTATTGGAAACCGGGTCTACAGCACGGACATCTCTTGGTCTTGGCTCGTCAGCCACAGCAGACACAGGCATCAGCAACGGCAATGTAGCTGTATTCACATCTGGCGCTGCCGACAACGACTTCTTACGGATTGACGGCACATCTGTCGAAGGTCGTTCTGCCTCTGAGGTGCTGTCAGACATCGGCGCACAAGCCAGCCTGACGTTTGGCATCTCGAACACCAATGCCGTCAAGATTGACAGTTCATCTGTAGCAGACGATGAGTTTGCCAGATTTACAGCCAGCGGCTTGGAAAGCAGAAGCGCGTCAGAGGTTAGGTCAGACATTGGTTTGGGAACGGCGGCTGTTGCAGCTACGGGCATCAGCAATGGCAATGTGCCTGTCTTTACAAGTGGTGCTGCCGATAATGATTTCTTACGGATTGACGGCACATCTATTGAAGGTCGCTCGGCTTCAGAGGTTCTATCCGATATTGGTGCAACAACCGCCGCAGCGGCAGCAGACGAAGCCACGGCATTAGCCATTGCGCTTGGGTGATAAGGAGTAGTAGATGGCTAATACATTCAAAGTAAAAACGAACGCGGCAATGCCAGCTAGTGCTGGTACGCCGCTGACCCTGTATACGGTGCCGTCAAGCACGACCAGCATCGTTTTGGGGTTGATGCTCTGTAACGTACACACGAGTCAGGTGACCGCTGACGTGCAGCTTGTATCCGATACATCGGACACGGAAACCAACGAAACGGTCTTGCTGGTCAAGGACATCCCGATCCCGGCGGGATCATCGGTAGAACTCTTGGCTGGCAACAAGGTTGTCTTGCAAACCACAGATGTACTGAAGATTGACTGTAGTGTCGCCGCCAAGATCGACGCGACTCTGAGTATAATGGAGATCACCTGATGCCCTACATTGGTCAGCCGGTAGCCGACAACTTCCAAAGCACAGTAGCTGTTCAGCGGTTCAACGGTGACGGCAGTGACACGACATTCACGCTAACCACCGCTGTGTCATCTGTGCAGGATATATTGGTATCTGTGGATGGTGTGATACAGGACACCTCGGCCTACACTATTCCTGACGGCACGACACTCACATTCACTGCCGCACCATCTAGCGGCACAAACAATATCTTTGTGAACTACCTTGCGCCGCAAGGCGAAACGATCACACCCGCCGATCAGAACAAGGGCAACTTCAAGGGCGGTGGCCTGTTCCGCA